CGTTATCATCTTTCTGAAGACCAATACCAGTGTATTGTGCAACAACCATGGATTTAAATCCAGTTGCTTTATTTCCATCTGCCAACATTCCACACATGCCAAAAACAGATCTCAGAGAGATATTAAAGATATATGGTGAAGCAGAAGTTACGGTATCAGTTGATAAGGTAAGAGTTGATCCAGTTGCAGTTGGAAGTGCAACTGCAGGAGCATTTTGAATTGTATATTGAATTTGAGTATTGCTTACTTTATCAGCTACAACAAACTTTCCATCATATCCAGTTGCACTGATTCCGTCAATACGGAATGGAGTATCTACATCAAGACCAGTTACAGCACGATCAAGATCTACTGTAATTGTAGTTGTTGCAGTTACGCCATCACCCGCTCTAATACTACTGATACCAGCACTTTCACCTGTTGAACCTACAATACGATATTCATCAATCTTAGGTTGAATATCAAGTCCAGTGGAAGGATAATCTGGTTCGATAGGACGACCTGACGACTGTCCATATGCTAAACCAACCTTCTCATAATACATATCCAGATCAGTTCTGGTTGTAGAGTAGTTTTGGAAGGCATCATTAATCTTGACACTGTTTACACCATCAGCATATTCAAATACAGTCAGTTTATGGTGTGAGAAACTAGGAACAAATGATCCATCATTATAATCCTTATATACAGTTCCATTTGGATCACCATCAAAAATACTGAACTGCCAAAGGTAACAAGCACCAGTTACACGGAAAATAGCAGATCTTTCAATATTATCATTTTCTGGGTCAGGAACATACTTTGGTCTAATCTTAGTTTTACGAAGATCTAAACCAACCAGAGAAGTGCCACGGGGAAGAATTACACCACCATGAACACTGTTTAACTTATATAATTCGTTATCAGAGGTTTCCAGATCAAAATTAGAGGTTAGATCAAATGCTGGGAAATCATTTGATGTTGATCCGTTTCGTCTCCTATAATTATTTGATCCGTCTGGAATCCATCCAGGTCTATTATCAACTAAGTGATCACCAGGATAAAGAAGAATTGTGGTTTTACCAAATCTATCATTATTCAATCCTCTCTGATATGAAAATCTTGCAGATTCAATCAATGCGCGTTGAATCGTTTTAAAGGGACGGGTCAGAGAGTTGCCCCTATTTTCAATACTATCGGTCGCATCTAGACTGTTAGGATCGACATAAAGAATAGTACCACGCGAAGATTTCAGGAAATTATCTAATCTGGAAAGACCCATCTTATTAGTGCTTATAGTTCCGTTATGGATTATTTATCCATAAAAAAACCTCCCAAGCAGGGAGGTTCATATGCACAGATTGGCATTCCTTCACACGGAACTTATATCTTAATCTGGAATTTGTTCGTTGTCAAGTATATATTCAACTGTTGTTGCGACATCATTCATAGCATCACGAAGTTCCTCTCTAGTTCCAGAGTGTTGATCCATGAGACCTGTTTCTGTGAGTGTCCATCTCCACTCTTTCATGGACTTGTTGTACCAAAGATTTATGACCATGATCCTCCTTAATAAGCCAACTAACGGACTTGAACCGTTGACCTGAGCTTTACAAAAACCCTGCTCTATCCAGCTGAGCTAAGTTGGCGTCAATCTACAGGTAATAGTTCTGGGTTCTCTAATTCTAACTCAAAACACATGGGATGACATTCTTCTGCCATTAGGTACATAGAAGACCTATACATCTTCTCTGCATCCCATCTTGGACCTGAATTTGCTAATTGTATTACACTTGGGTTTTGTTTAGCAAGTTCTGGGAGTTCATCAAAAGTAAATGGAATATTCTGAATCAGATATAACAATACTAAATGCTCTCCCTCATGATCGTACCAAGCATACTTTGTGTCGATGCGGTATTTCATGGGTCTGATTGTACCCGTTATCCCTATTTAGGGAATGGGAGTGGGGGGACTTGAACCCCCACGACACAAATGTCAACAGATTTTAAGTCTGGTGCGTCTACCGATTCCGCCACACTCGCAAATAATTAAGGATACTCTTTTTCCCCTAGACCTAATGACATTTCAAAAGATCCTTCAAGATCTTTACCATCACCATATACTTCAATCAACCTATCCCAAATAGATTCATCAATTCCATCAATCCACATTCCCCAACTACCAGTGTCAACTGGATCAGGATCCCAAGTGCAAATATCTGCCTCAGGATAATTAAATTCAATAAAATCAACTACCTCACGTTGATCATTCTCAGTTTCAAGATAAACTTTTAAATCATCCATCAGTTCATTCACCTCTCATTTTCAAGTGTCCAGGTGGCAGGATGAAATGTGCAATATTCGTTAAACGTGATTTTCATCTCCTTGTTGGTCAGACCTGCATTCTTTGCTGCTTTTGGCAAATTCCATTTCGCACAAAATAACATTTCCATAGATTGTCGGGTTTCTGGTCTCATAGTCGTAGCAAGTTAAAATTTCTTTGTAAAGGGATGCTCGGTGATTGATCATTTTCAAAAACCCTACAGGTCAATTTTTTACCGGAATTTTTTTTCCACCAAAAATGGAATTAAAGTTCGTTTTTGGTCAGGGGGTCGGCATACTTGAGCACGTCATCACCCAGCAGGTCACGACACAACTCAAGCACACCCATAAACTGGTCAACGGTTTCGCATTCCACTACACGTTCATTACCATCACTTGAATACAAAAAGAACTTACGGGACACGGGATCCACAACACAACGGGTCAAAACTTCGTCTTGCATCAGTTTTTTGCTTACCTGCATATTATAAGGTGTAGTCAGTCAGGTGTCAACCTACTTGTTGCAGGTGTATTGACTGTTGTCACCTGGATAATCATCAAAAGAAGTTCCCTCATATTCTACGATGAGTTTCTCTCCATCTTTTCTTTCTGCCTGAACAAGATAGAAGCAATCAATAGTAGTTCCATTTCCAGACTTAACTTTAATTCTAGAACCCCATTCAATGCTATCAATCATCAAATCTTGTGATGTTCTGATTTGCGTAAGAGTAACGGTGATTGTCTCTGGATCAATAAGTCCTTTCCAATAATCAGGTAAATCAATGATATTGGATTTTGTCAATCTTCCACGATGATAAACACCCGACTCAGGACCCTCCAGGCATATATGCCTCAGTCTCCATCCCTCTCTGGTCGGGTGAGGAATATCAAATGCTTTTCTTGAAGTAAGAGTAACACCACCAGCAGTTACTTCACTAGCAGTAATATCTCCACTAACATCCAAATCCTCATTAACATTTAGGTTATCAATCTGAGCGTTACCATGATACCTTGGTTCACATGCCTCCTCTGGATAATCATCTTCATCAATGTCACCTTTCCAAATGTAATCAAATCTGGTGGATTTAATACCCCATCCACCTGCTTTTTCAGAGCAGTCTTTACCGCCAGAACCTGGAACAAATTCTCCTGCCATAATTAATCTCTCCTATCGTAATGGTAACCAGATACAGAATATTCGTCATTATTACCTGGGTAATCTTCGGGTGTCTCTCCCTCATACTCAGGAATTAATCTCTCTCCATCAGCACGGGTGCCATAGATGTGAAAGAAACAATTAATAGGCATTTTACCATGCGATTGCAGGTAAACTTTATCTTCATCAATGCGTTTGACGATAACGTTTTGATGAGCACCAATCGGTGTTAGATTAACTGTGATCGTAGTCCAGTCAACTAACTTCTTCCAATATACTGGTAGTTCAATCTCAGTTTTGTTAAGTACTTTTCCTCTAAAGTAAACATCATTTGATGGACCTTCAGGACAAGTGTGCCTAAGTCTCCAACCTTCTTTAGTTGGGTGTGGAATATCAAAGTTCTTCTTTGCTGCAAGAACATGACCACCACAGTTTGAAATTACATGTCCCTGTGCAAGTAAATTACCACCAACGATTACGTTATCATTAGTTTGCACAACATTCATGAATGCTGCAGCACCACTTACTGCTAGTGAAAATGGATTATTAACTCCATAACAGGACAATCCTGGAATTATTGGAGGTATAGAATCACTATTAGTAAGTGGTGCTATATTTACCGTCGCGTATGGAAAGGGAAATGTTGTAGGGTTACCCATAACAACAGGTCCTTCAATACCTGCAGATCCATTTACCCTTGTAACACCCTCACCAATCGCAGGATAAATGCCAGTACCAACTTTTATTTGACCGCCAACATTGGCATCATCTAAATTAAATGACATCTATATCTCCTATGAGTTATTTTGTTGCTGTTGATATCTTTTTCCACCAACTTTTGAGTCCTTAAGTGCGACTGCATCAGACACTCCACGGATAATAGAACCGTAAATTTTAAGTGTACTATTTGCAATAACCTCAGTAATACCTGAAGACATTATCTTGGTGTTCATTTTTGAACTAAGAATTATCTTCTTAGCTTCACCACTGATTGTTTCAGTGGCAACCATTTTGATATTACCTTTATCACCAGAACCACCGACAGCAATCAACTCAATATCAGTTGCTTGCATTCTAATTTTACCATTAGTTGCAATAATGTCAATGTTGCCATTCTTGGCATTAATCATGCAAGTATCTTGGTCCTCTACATTATCACTTCCACACTCAAGTTGTAGATTTCCAGGACACATTGCAGTGGTCCATCCTTTTCGCTGACCATCTTTATCCATTGAGACAAAGTGTCTACCATCAGATGCCTGCAAAAGAATATCCGATGTTACATCAGCACGTTTGTGAACTTTACCGAATGCGATAGATCCGTGGTCATTACCATATCGGATGGCAGTATAATTTGCCTTGATATTATTACCACCACTTGACCTATCATTATTTGTATTACCGGCAGTTGCCATCTTAAAAAATAAAAGTGTATACTATCTAGATAAGATTATCTGGGGTATTGGGAATATCAAGTCTAGGATCATTACTAGATCTATCAGTACCCTGCCTTTGAATGGCAGAAGGTGTTGTGAATACCTCTGCTTCAATACTCTCTTCAAGGGTGCTATAAACTTGAACCAGAACACCAAGAGTTTCGTATATACCAGCATAACGAATTCCATCTTTGAAGAAAGTTGAACCATAATATGGTTTGCCATTGACATAACCAGTCTGTTTCAAACCAACTAAATCAGTGACCTGAATAATGTTTTCATCAGGTAAGATATTATCTGGAACTCTGATTGGTTCAAATACAGGTCTTCCTCTAAATCCAACACCAGTCAGAGATGGTATAGAAATATCAGGGAACTCAGTAAATCCAATCGGTGCATTAATGTTTGGTGCTACTTCTGTTCTCTCAATAATTGTATCAAGTTTTCTTAAATCTGTTACACCACTGATGTCTCTCAGACCACTAGCAAGGTCAGTGTATCTCTTACCTCTTGCTTTTGGTCTGCGTAATGCATCATCTTCAGGAGTTGTTCCAGGATCAGTAACATCATCAGGGTCTTCAACATCATCAGGATCATCTGGGTCATCAGACACAATCGGTGAGTCTGGAATAGGAATATCAATTACTTCACCAAAAGGACCTAAATTTGGAGTGACAGGAACATCACCAATAACAAGTGGTTCTCCATTAACCAAAACCGGATCACCAGGTGAATAATTAATACCTGGTGAAGTGGGAACAATAGCCTTAAGTTTTAATGTTACTGGATAAGTTGGAGTATCATCAGAAGGAGGTGAAGGAATTGTATTAGGAAATCCATTTCCAGGTTCTTCAGAAATGATAGCTGTTACCACACCTTTTCCTTCAACAATTTTTGGACAGGGAGGGGGAACTAAAACAGCAGAAATTCCCACAGGGTTTACAGTCCAGGCAGGTGATCCAGTAGCAACTTGTGCAGGAATGTCAATTCTAAGTGCAAAACCAACAGGATTACTGTAAAAAATATTTGTGTAGTCAGGAGTGTTCTCCATGCTGACACGAACAGTATAAGTTCCAGCAGTAAGATTCACATAAGATGGAATTGGAGTTCCTCTATCATAAACAGCACTGGCAACTTTAACCTCATTGATGAATACTTCCGCCTGGTTATCAGCTTGAAGTCTGACAGTGTATTGACCACTATCTGGGAATTTTACATTGCTAAAAATGTATTCTCTTCTTCCATTGATAGCAGCATTAGGTGAGTCAAGAGGGGGTAAGAATGGAGAAATAGAGTTCTTATTCATGAAGGTACTCCACCTCTTATCCTTATAGTGGAAAATTGGTGGACCATCATATACTACACCATCTTTATTCGTAATTTCAGAGGTCTCAGTTATCTCTCTTGGAGGAGATAACTGTCTTGATGTAATTGCTGTGAAACTAGCGTTAACATCCAATCCATCAGCATCAAAAAGATTAATTCTTTGTTGCCTTGCCTCTGGTTGAGGACCAGTATCAACAATGGTGGGATCAGCAGACCCTGCTGCCCTACCATTTAACTGAACAGCATATCTATTACCACTCTTGAATGTTCCAGTGAGTTTTACAGTACCTCTCCTTCTACTATTGTCTCTATCAAAATATAAGTCACCTTTCTCTGTTTGAATAATTATATTATCAATTGCAAGACCAGCAATATTTGTTCTGTCATCATAATCTAAAACAAAATCTGTTTCAATAATATCATTTCCACCAGCAAGATAAACATATCTACCACCCTCTTTTAAGAAGATACCACCTGGAGGTGCATCTGCAAGAGTCCTTTTCTTAAGTGGGAATTGAAAATCTTGAGTACTAAAAACTTTTTTGATAATCGTTTTATATTTCGTTTGATTACCATTCTCAACTTCAACAGTGATGGTGTGGTTACCTTCAGGCAAGAAGAATTTTTTGAATTGTGGTGCGGGGTCTTTAAATCCTGCAAGACCATTTCGTGGTCTATTTAATCCACCACTCATTATCTCTTGGTTGTCAACCAGAATACGTCCACCATTATCAACAGCACCTTTTAGTGCGTAGAATCCTCTATATGGTGCTTCAAAATTCCAAGAGGTTCTATATGTAACACCACCTCCACCATCACTGTTAGGAGTGTTAAGAGGAGCGATTGGTGATAGAGCAAACCTATTCATAAATCTACTCCATCTCTTATCCAGAGTCACAGGATACCAGGACTCAGATGCACCTGGGAATCTTGTAGTCCAGATAGGATTTTTTGGACATCTCCCTTCACCTTCAGGAATAGGTTCTTGAGGAATTGGTGGGTCTGGTGCATCAATAGTGAAAGCAGCACCCATTGGATTTATATTCCAAGATTTTGCAGAGATAATCTCTCTTTCAAAATCACTAACTGTAATATTTACAGCAAGTGCCATAGGATTAATACCCTTAACTGGTGCTGCTTGTTCATTTTTAACTCTTACGATAAAGAGTTCAGCATTTGTATCAAATCCACCACTAATATCATCATCAAATCTAATAACATTATCCTCAACTGTCTGACCAGAATCAGCAGAACCACCAATAACTTGAACTGGATATGATATTCCTCCTTCAAAAACACCGGAACCAGAGATTGTTTCTTTTCTTTGAGGGTCTAGGTAGTCTTCACCTCTCTGAAATCTACTCTTTCCTGATGCATTATATCTTCTAGTTCTTTTTAATTCTAGATTACCAATCTTGACAGATGAAAGTGCAAGTCCAGATATGTTTGGTCTGTCATCTACCTTCAATGAAAAATCAATTTCTGCAGATCCAGAACCATCAACGAACATAATAATTTGACCGTTTGCATCTCTTCTAAACCTTGGAATTAATTTACCACCCTTGGTCCCACTAGAAGGATCAAAAGAAAATCTTCCACCAGGTTTTTGATAAAGGTCAGCAAAAATTCTATACTTACCTTTATTAAAAAATAAAGTTTCAGTGGTTTTACCAGTGGCGGTATTTGTATTTGGAACAAAACCTTCTTTACGTATTGATTGTTGTTCGTCAACGAAATTATCAAAGTAAAGATTACATGCATCATCAACATCAACTTCAATATTATAATTTCCAGTGACAGGAAATTCTACATCATTCCATACAATATCGTGATGTCCTGCATAAGGATTGTCGTCCAGTGCATTAACTGTATCAAAGGGACAAACACCATACTCGTTTAAGAATCCACCCTTACTGAAAACATTTGTTCTCCATAATTTTCTATCTGCCTTTTTGATATAATCTATGGTATTAAAAACACTGCCAAATTTTTCACTTTCTATTGATGGTTGAGAAGGTTGTTGAGCAGGAGATTGTTGTGTTGCAGTTACACCAACAACATCAATTGTCTGCACTACTTTACCACTTTTTTTATAACGTTTTTCTCTTCCACCACTTCCTCCTCTACCAAGTGAAATACTGGTAAACTCTCTTGCCCATACTGTACCACCAACTTCAATATCAGTAATCGCTAATCCAGAAATATTTTGTCTATCATCATACTTCATTTCAATAGTGATTTTACCACTACCATTGTACAGAAGTTTTTTACCATCACTTGAAAATCTTGCATTCACAGTGGATGATAAAATTTTGAACGAAGCATTTTTATCAAACGATGGTTTGATGTCATCATCTATACCAACTTCTGTTGGAGATATTAATACAATACCAGATCCCTCTGACATTCCACGATAGGATATTAAAAGTTCCTCTGCTCTGTTTTGAGATTGTATTTGAGGTGGTGCTTTTTTAATTCTGATTTTTTCCTTAATAGGATGATTCAACAAATCTATTTTGATTCTATGAACTCCAGATTCAATTGTTTTCTTTAACGTGTCAGTTGGTCCACCTCTAAAATTAGATGTCTCAATTAATGGTTCATTATCAAGATATAATACGGCTTGATTGTCTGCCATACCACGGAACACATATTCTCCCGAGAAAGGAAAATCTTCTTCCCATTCAAAAGTACACACTCTCCCCGCAAAATCACTTCCAGGAACATTAGAAGGTGGGACAGGTGAAATCGCATAACGATTCATAAAACTGTCACCAAAATCTTTTTCTTTTGGAATGTATCCTGCAATCTTAGCACTATGCTCTAGAATACTTTGATATATTTCTCTTCCAGATAAACGTGTCCCTAACCAATCATTAATTTCTTTTTGTGATGCTATCCTACCCCAACGGTATTGATACATCAATTTAATTTGTTCAGCACTTGGAGGTCCATCTCCTATCGCCAAACTTGTGTCACTCCATGCTAAATGAGAGACGGCATGAGCAACTCTATTAGTTCTATCTCCAAATGTTACACTGAGTGGTGTTTCCAATCTTGTGGTCCACCATGGTTTTTGCCCTCTCTGTAAAAATTCCTGATATTGTATAATTTCACGTTTGATTGGGTCATCTTTTAAATTAGCATAAAGATTTGGATCCCAAGGTCCTAATATTGCTCCATCAGGGTTTGTTCTGTCACCATAACCTGCAGGTTCCTCTCCACACTGTGAGAAGTCATATATTTCAAAGTCATCCTCCTGATCAAAAACAATTTCTGTTTTGGGAAGTTCTCCGATGACTGATCTTAATACAGCACCTGAACCCTGCAATGAATCATCAACTACCTTTACTTGTGGTGGATACTTATATCCAAACCCACCTGATACCATATCAACTTGTAATATAGAACCATCATTTCCAATAATAGGATTAGCAAGTGCTCCAGTTCCTGCACCTCCAATTATTTCAACCCTAGGTGGTCCAATTTCGTTATCTACTTCAGGGCGCAGTCCTCTAATACCTTTACAACTTTGATTTGCTGCAGTTTCATCAGGTAATATATCATCTGGTGTTAATGCATTTACTTCATTAATATTAAGATATCTGACTCCATCTCTTGTCTCAAGTATAAAAATCGTTCCTGGATTTAAAGAAGCGTAATGATTTGCATCACAAATTGATACACCAGTGATATATCCTCTCTCTGGATCAACATATCCTACGGTAATATCTTTATATGTAGCAGGTCCGTAAATATCGAACGACATATTTACACTTTACACTTGTAGCATACAGATATTTATCCCTGAATATCAGGAGTTGCTTTAGTTGGTTCCACAAATGGTAGTGTCTTTTTAGGAGGTGCTGTTGGAGTGTCTTTACTAACTCGGTCACCAAGAGATCTCTCACTAGGAAGTTCTGATCTTGCTTGTCCCGATCCTCCACTACAAAATGTGTAGTAATCAGTTGGTGCTCGGTTTGCTTTTAACTCACAACCAAAAACATTGACAGAAAAATTGTAAAAAGTAAGTGCAGACGTAACACTTCCTTTGAAGTCACCGATCAAATTTCTTACATCTTGAAGATTACCTGTGACACCAGCAAGTGTATCAGTAATATCCTCAAGATACGCATCAATATTATCAAGTAATGTCACATTAGCTCTGTCAATCTCATCAACATGCAAGGACATTACTCTTGATGCAATATCTTCAGCAGTGCAAATTGGTGCTTTTGGATATGTGGTTTCACCATTTACGTTTCCATCACTATCAACACTTGCTGCTGCTCTATCATTTGCTTCTTTCTCAAGATCATCAAGTCTTAAAATATCATCAAGGACACCAGAAACTTGATCACAAAGATTACCCGTCATTTTACCATAAAGACATAAGATAAGTTCTGTTGTAACATCTTTAATATCAGCAAATTGATATCTTAAACTAGATGGAAGTGCTGCAACAACTTTATTCATCTCTTTATTAATTGTTTTCATAGCATATTCCATTACCTTATCAAAAATAATCTTCATATATTTGGCAATTTCACATGCTATGCCTCTTATATAATTTCTTATATCTTGAATTTTATTTGAAACAGCATCAATATAACTTTGAATTGACTGAAGAAATTTGTCAATTTTTTTTGTCATGTTTTCAATGGCAGTTTGTATTGCCTTAATTGATGACTTAACAAAAGAGTCTTGATCAGGTGTCAGAAGAACAATTTTTTCATCACATTTTTCTTGTCGGATTACATCTGCAGCAGTAATCTGATGTACTCCTTCATTTTCAATAGTTGCTCCAGGTTGTGGTTGTGCTCCTGGACCTGCCTCTTGATTAAATCCACCAGGTGTTTGTGTCATTACGAAGTCCTCCTTGCAGGTTGTTTAATTGATCTACCTTCATCTGACGGAATTGATCTTCTAGATCCCTGCTTTGGTATTGCACCATCTGCATGTCCACTAGTTGCTAGAGTTCCAGGAGTAGAATTTGTAACTCTATTATCACCTATCCTTTGACTTAATTGTGTTTGAGAGTTATTGCCAAGGACTCCCATGATAACAGGAACTTGTTGATCTTGACCATCAAGGAAGAAACCAAACACCATATTACCTTGACGTAAATTTGGTGTTTGACCACTACCACCTTGGTATCCACCAGCAGTAACAGGATACATTACATTACACCAAGGCAATTCTTCATCAGGAATTGTTTCTTGTCCCTGATCATGAAGACCAATAATTCTTACCTTGTATCTGTATCCCCATCCAGGAATTGTATTTACATCATCATACTTTCCAGGGTTGATATTATCTCTCCATACAGAATCGTCAACAATCTGACCGACCCACCAATTAAATGACGCACCTAAAAATCCAGGATTGAATAGTGAACTACCTTCCATTAATCCTCGTAGATTCTACATTCATCAGCTTCTGGATTTTCGTCACAATACATTTCAAGGAATGAAGGATCATGATCTTCGTCTGGATGATTTGCTTGATACTGCTCAAGGTGATCAAGTTCATCTGCTACATGACGACGCATTTGAGGAGACAATGTTGCGTCCTCAAGCATGTCCTTGTCGTCATTAATGTGTTGTTGAATGCTTCTATCCGTCATCTTAAAATACCTTCCGAATTTGCTTTACCTGTTTTACCGAATGAATCTCTCACAAGGTTTAGTCTAGTGAATGTTCCGTTCGTGTCAACTAAGTGAGTTAATTCTGCTATAATATATAGACCACTATCTTGCTTGTCAAGTTCTTTTCCCCTGTCAACTCCTAGTTTAGGGAGGTCAAGATAAATTGCATCACCAATGTGAAGTGAAAAATCTCCTGCAATTGTTATTGTTGCTTGAGAAGAAAAGAATTGGTTCAATCTCATAATGGATTGATTTAATATTTGTGAGTATTCAAAATTTTCTTCATTCTTTTTTTCAAGTTGTTGCTCATTATCTCCCGAAGCAAGTGTCCCTTTATCAAGTAAGTAATATGTTGTTCTTGAGAACTCTTTATTTGCACCAGGTTGATTAAATTCTGGATTCAATACAGGTAAATTGTTTCCTCCAAGTTTTAAATCATTTTCATTATTTTCTGCATTAGGCATGACTACCTCATAATATGTGGTAAACGGGTCAAACAAAATAGTTCTTGTAGAATAAGCACCAATCTGCAGTTTTTTCTGAGCATCAATCAAGTTTCCTTTTTTGAAGGATAAAACATTTGCATCGTATCCTTTTGGAACTCCTGTTGTCTCAGTGTAGATAAAAGATTTCTTTTTTTCTTGAGAAAATAAACTATCAACTGACTTGAAATAATATCCATCAGACCTCTCATAGAAAAAATACCCTGCACTTTTTCCTAGTTTCTGATTAGTAGAAGAAACAGACTTTCTTGCTAACCAATTAATTACATAAAACGGTTTCTTATTATTACCAATAAAATTAAAATTGTTTGAAGTATCTTCAATAAACAAATCCTTTTCAGTTTCTAAACCAATAGAATTTTTATCCTCTAATAATTTTTTAACAGTCTCTGAAAGTTTTCCATCATATCTTTTTGTTATTCTAGTCTTTTCATTTAATATAAACTCTCTTGAAACCAAGTCAAGTTGAACAAGACTTCTAGTTGTATCATTATCAATAACTTTTACACTATTAACATATAAAATTAATTCAGGTTTATCTCCTATCTTATTTTCATTATTATCTTTAAATTTAATTTGAACTTTCTCTTGACCAACTATCGGAAGTCCTTCTACAATACTAGTATTATTAGTAGCATCATTTTTTGCTGCTCCAGTATCAGTAAATGTTATAGTTGCTCTTAAAGAGTCACTCAACATACTTTCATAATAAACAAACGATATAATTCCTCCCAAAATACTGACAGTATTCCTTGGTGGTTTGTTTGAGATTATATCTACCTGCTCAATAAAAGCAGGGTTTGCTGTCCTGGATTGAGTCATTTTTATTACCTCTTACTTATATTTACCCACTAAAATCAAGGTGTTCAAATGGATCACTAAATCCACTCTTGACTACTACAACAGAAGGACCTGATTGGGGTTGAGCAGGAGGTGGTGCGATAATATTATTTCTATTGATGATGATGGTATCAGATGAACTATCATCATATGGTGCATAATCACTTATCGCTCTCATTATTCCTTCCTTACCCTTTGCTTCATTGATGGCAAGCAAAAGATTTCTTGCAGGATCAGAACTGTCCTTATCAATAACTATTTCATCTTTGTGAAGGAATGCTCTTGTGTTTCTTGGGATCAGTCCACCCTTTTTATATGCAACGTGAACGTGATCATTATGACCTGCATAATCATTTCCTTCGTGAATAAGTTCAATAGGACTGACACCCTTCATCTTATTCCACTCAGCAATGCCTGCTAAGATTTTAGTTTGATCATCAACTCCAGTTTGTCCTTCTTGTTTGTATCTCTTTGGCCCCCATCCACCAATATCAATAGCACGATATCCTTGTTCTTTGTAGTGAAGCGAATTATCAGTATGAACGTCGTTCACTCCACCGTGTTCTGGGTGCTCAGTAACACCAGAACCCCAACGTAATTGTTTTGAATTCAACCACCTTCCAAGTTCACCTGCTAATTCAGATCCCTTACTTGGGGAAACTGGTTTTTTATTTTTAATGCCAACAGGAACTTTTTTATCTACCTTATCCTCTTTCTCAGGTTTGTAAGGTTGACCATCAGTTGATGTTCTAGGTGGAGGTGGAACACTTTCATCTAATGTTGTTGCCTTAGCAGCAGGGACAAAAATTGATCCAATGCCACTCATTAAGTTACCGAACAAACCAGGTTTTGTTGGTTCAGGATCACCAGCTTTGACAGACTTTAACAATTCAGGATCTTCCTCTAATTTTTTAAGGTATTGAAGATCGTGTGTATAAAGTTTCAATAAATCCTCATCTCTTTTATCAAATATTCCACCAAATCCTAATGTTAATGCATTTTGCCACCATGAAATTGGTTTCTTTTCATTTTCTTTTTCATAATCAGTGACAGCTTTGTCAATCGCTGCTTGCAATCCGTTTCTTCTAACAAACTTATCAATTTTTTTTCTTCTACCTTCTAACTGTTGATACTCAAGAGGTTCTAAAATTAATTTTTCTGCCGCATAATTAAGTGCTAAATCAACTACAATAGATGGACCAGCGGATTTAAGATTTTTAAGAATTGATTTAGAATTGAGATTTTTTAATTTATTTTTTGCAAATAATTTTTTGCTTGAACCTGTTTTTGATTTTATATCATCAGATACATTTTCAGCCGCACGAGCTAAATCTTCATAACCAGTGTTCATTGATATACCTTCTTTTGCTAAGTCTGCTTTAAGTCTAAACTTTGCTGCTCGTTTTGCTTGTGCAGGATCTGGTTTGCCCACAAGTTCATCAAAAGTATCAGCTGCCTTTCCACCTCCAAGAATATTAGATGCTGCCTGTTTAATTGTTGGATCTGTCGATTTTGTTCTGAGCTCATCAGCAACATTTCTCAAAGTGTCAGGATCGCTTCCAATTAAATCATCAATTTTGTTAGCACTATTCAATCCGTCAGCAATCTTTTTAAACAAAAGTCTTGCATCTTTGTTGATTTTAGCACTTTGAGTGGGGTCAATATATCCACTACCCGTACCAGTTTTAACTCCACTACCAATTAATTTATCACTAACACCTTTAGGTATTCCAGTGCCAGTTCCAGCACCAACCGGTGTCTTAGAACGTGTTAATTTTTTAGAAGATATTATTTTCGTGATGGGTGCCGGTTTAGGGGCTTTCACGGAAACGGGTTTATTTACCGGTGATTTTACAGGTGATTTAACAGGTGATTTAACAGGTAATTTTGCACCCCGTGGTTTCTTAAATGGAGGAGGTGCCTTTAATGGTACTGGTTTAGATCTTACTGCTTTTACTCCGAAACCTTTAGGTTTAGTAGGTGGAAGTTTTTTTAGTCTAGGTCTAGGTTTGGGTGTCTTAGGTGGTTTTCTCTTAAACAGTTGACCAATACCACCCTTACCAGAAATAAGAGTTGCAATGATAATAGCATCAATTGCAAATGAAATCTTATCAATCAGACCATTAAAAATGTTTACAAATTTATCTCCACCAATATCATCTAAAGCACCGATCGTAAAATCATATGCTTTGTAACCTATGTCAATGAATGTGGTCAATCCATTTAAGAACTTACCACCAATATCAATTGCAAATTCTGCAGCTGCTGCCAATGCTGTAGCAATACCTTGTAACTTTGGTAGATGTTCTATCAACCTTACTGCAAAAAATCCTAAGATTGTTGTCCCAATAAAGTTTTTAAACCAACCAAGTATTCCTAATTTTTTAACACTTCCAACTTTTACTTTCTTCTTCTCTTCATTCTTTGAAGGTTTTTCTAATCTCTTTTCTTCCTCTTCTCTTTCTTCTTTTACATCTTCAATCTGTTCTTTTCTTATTTCATTTTTCTTCTTTTTGTTCCTATCCTTAAAAAACTTTGTTAATGAGACAGTCTTCTTCGTCACTTTGACAAGTGTAGCATTAGCATCTGCTTGTCTTTCAGCACTGCTTGAATTAGGAAGTAGTTTAGAAGTGTCTAACATTTTTTATTAAACAGGAATTGAGATGCCTAAGAGTTTCACCTTAGATGGTGACATAGGTGGTGCTGGAAGTTCAGGCACTCGTGTCACTGCCTGATCAACTGATGCAATCTGTTGTGTGGTCTCACCATTGATAACTGAAACCTTTGGTTGTCTTTTGATCGGTGGAGGGGGAGCAACAACTCTTGGTTTTGTAATTGTTTTAACATTACTTTCTTTCTGCTCCATGAAGGGAAGCATATTGAAATTGAATGAACCTCTTTCATCAAAATCAGTTCTCTGACCCGATAATATATCCATGATACCACCAATAACTCTTGTCACTCCCTCAGGTTTTTTAGTAACTGGTGGTGGTGCAGTGACTGAAGTTCCAGTGGTTCCTGAAGTTGTTGATCCAGTGGGTGCAGATGTTTTAGATCCAGTGGTTCCTGAAGTTGTAGATCCAGTGGGTGCAGATGTTTTAGAATATGTTTTAGAATATGTAGTAGAGGGTGTAACAAATGATGATGTTTTTTTATTTGATGGTTGCGAAATTGGTATTAACTTTTCAAATTTTTTCAAATGAGCAGCATTTCCAATTCCTTCATTTCTTATTAAACTAATGATTGGATTTGCCCTTCGTGGCCCTACATCTTTGTAGTAGTCACTATCTTGTAAGTTGGGTGATAATGCGTCTCTATATCTTATTTCATTAGCAGCAGTTTCATAATCACCTGCAGAAAATGCTTTCACAAATCCTGGAAAATCCTCGTGCCATGCTGGGCCCATGTTAAATGTTAAGTCAATAAGTGCTGCTTTTTGTTGATCGCTTGCTTTTTCAAAACCAGGTATTTTTTGTGCATGTTTACTGTGATATTTAAAATCTTTATCAAATAATTTATCAGCTTCTTGCTGAGAAATTTTGGAACTCATAGAATATCCATCACCTGGGGTAATTAAATGTCCATATCCTATCGTTGGAAGTCCTTTACTATCCCGATATGCATGATGCATTCCATCAACTATATTGTAACCCTCATGCTCTTGAATCATCTTCTTAGCAAAACCAACATATCCACCACCAGCAGCATAAATTTTACCACCCATCATTGTTGGAGTGTTAGTTCCACCACCCATTGCATTCATTGACATCATCGTATCAACACCAAATTTCTGAACAGCACCACGCGACATAACAAACTCACCAGCAGTAAGCATCGCTGGGACTTTATCAACACCACCTGGACCAGAAACTAATGCCCCTTGATTAAATCCCTGAAGCATTTGCATTGCTTCTGCAGTTTTTCTCCTTCTCTCCATTATGGCACCAGCAGGAGTTGAAGTATCAAAATTTCCTTCACCCCTATCTGCCTGATCTATAGCTTCCTGTGCTTGACCAGACATCCAAGAGAATGGATTTAAGAAATTAAATTGCTGTTGTTGTACCTGTTCTACTTGACCTCCTCCAGAGAAACCTTGAACATCAGTCTCAGGTTTGTCTCCACCACCACCCAACATACCAGCAAGACCACCAACAGCAGCAGCAGTTCCAATTGCTTCAAGTGCCGTAGCAATGATTGCACCTTTGGGACCTAATAAAAACTTTGCCATACCAAGACCTTTTAAAATACCAACTTTTTTTAACATCAAAGCAGCAGCTGCCGCAATTCTAATACCACCTCTGATTAATATTCTAGATAGTTTTCTTATTCCTTTACCTATAGATGTTCCAAATACAAGATAAGCACCTATTAATTTTGGACCAAAGTCAGTCAGAAATCTAATAATAGAATTAACTTTAGATTTGTTCTTTGGATCACCTAACCACTCTACAAATTTTACAACAATTCTACCAAGAATAATATTAATAAAGAAATCAAGTATTCTATCAAGAATACTCTTGACTGGTTTTAAAAATCCCGTGACGGTTTTTTGCAGTTTTTTATATCTACTCTCTAATCTTTTCTCTTCTTTATTTCTTTTTTCTTTTTCTTCTTTCTTAACGTCAGTCTTATCTTGAATTTCAAGTGCTGTTCTTACTTCATCAATTAAATCATCAAGTTTAGATCCATAGTCATCAATAATTTCAGTATTGACAACAGTAACTTTTTCTGGATCAATACTTGGTCTATTAATGACAACAGAACCCTCTAAAGCAGGAAGATTATTTCTTACAGGAGAACTGATTTGTTGTTTTCTTTTTAAAAGTTTATCAACAAATAATTTAAAGTTTTGCTTTCCTTTTCTAAATTCTTTAACACCAATTTTTCTTTCATTTGCTGAAAGATTATCCCCATCAATTCTACCTTCATTAATTAATTCAGTGTAATACTTATCATATTTGTCCTCACCAAAAAATTTAGCAGGAACAATCTTGCCTCCCGTACCTTCTTCTCTTATAGATTTCAGGAGAGCATCAAGATCCATTTGCTTGCTGTTGTTTTAACTTTTCTTCTTCCAAATGATTTTGGAGTAGAGCAACATAAATGTCTCTCTCCCACGGTATCAAATTTTCAATCTCTGTTAGTGAATATTTATGATACTGCATCAGGGCAAAATTAAGTTTATAATAGCTCTCTAGGTTCATGTGAACCAGAGCTATGCGAAAAAACTTGCAAGACCCTCAAGCACAACTTCACTTTCAACCTTTGTCTTTGGATTTGTTACCGTCAAAGTATGCTTAAGTTTAGGCATTGTTTCAAAGAAACTTTCAATCTCTTTGAACTGAGACGAGTTCATTTGTTCCAAAAATTCAGTCAAATCTTTTTTGGTATAGTCAGCAGCAGCCCAGACTTCATCCTCAGAGTAAATTTTATCAACACAAGTTGCAATCAATTCAAACGATTGCTCCATTGCATTTTTCTCATCAAAGTCAAAATTGTTTTTGATAAATTGTTCAAGTGATGGATACTTCATCTCCATTAAAATGTTTTCATCAAGTTTGATTTGCTTACTGTGCTTATCATCTTTGATAACGTTGATAGATTCAAGATCAATCTCAACTTCAACAGATGTCTCACCATCATCAGGGCAAATAATATTTACTTCTACAGATTCTCCTACGGACTTACCACGAATATTCAAGAACAAATATTCAATATCAAAAGTAGGAAGAGTTTCAACTTTGATTCCTCTAGTCAGGATACAGTTTTTAATTACTGATTTGATTGCATTAGTAATCTGTTTTGTATCCTCACTCTCAAGAGCAAGGACAAGAAGTTTTTCTTCTTTTACAAGAAATGGTCTGAACTTTATTTGTTTTCCTGTTGATGGCAACTCAAGTTCATAAGTTGGTGTAGCAATCTTTGGTAAAGGCATAATGTCCTATAGAAGTTCAATAATTGTATTTATTACAATCTACCAAGAGGGAAAATTGAGTCTGTCCCAGTGTTGGTAAATCTACCGGCTCCAGGTCTTAAATCTGAACCAGCTCCAAGATCTCTTAGCCCAAATACAGCAGTATTAACAGGTTCAGGTTCAGGTTGAACTTGCGGTCTTCTTGGAGGACTAGTATTTGGTTTAGATAATGGTGGTTCATCAGTGGATATTGAAAATGGTCTTTCAGCCAAATTAGGTTTCAAACCTGTCATAATGTATCTCACATATGACATTGTTACATTACATCTTAGCACATCATTTCCATCATATGTTACTGGCATAGAACTGATTGCCTTTGGAAAAAAGTAAAAGAATTTATATTCTAAAACTCGATCATAATCTCTTTCAAATTTGTAAATATTTAAACCCTGTTTACAAATATATTCATTAGGATATTTTGCCCGATAGCTATAGTTTGACGCACTTGCTCTATTATTATCTTGATTCATAATTTGCTCCATCCACTTTTCAAAATATCTTATGGCAATATAATCACTTGCATCAACATAAAATTCAAAATCTATTTCTTGATCAAATTGTCTCCGGTATGCATGAGTTTCAGTGACACCAGTTCGATCATTATCAATTTGATAAGTTGTTAATCTTGATCCTGGTAATACAGCAGATGAACAATTAAGTCCCAATCTTTCAATTTTTGAAAAACTTTTGTTTACAGTATCATCAACAGCATCAATCTGCGAAAAAGGTAATTCAACATAAAAGTAAGCGGATTGAGACGGTCTAAGGAGATTAACCTTAATTTGATCTACGTTTTTTATTCTAACCTTTTTTTCTTCGGCCATCTATAAATAGTTTTTACCGTATATATTATGTATGGCAGAAAGTAATAAGAGTAAATATAAACCTTCTTTTCCTAAAAAATATAAAGGTAATCCAAACAATATTATCTGCAGAAGCACATGGGAGAGAAGATTTTGTAGGTGGTGTGACTTGAATGAAAACATTCTTGAGTGGGGGAGTGAAGAATTCTTCATTCCATACATCTCACCAGTTGATCACAGAGTCCATAGATATTTTCCTGACTTTATTATAAAGGTAAAGGAAAGCACAGGTCAACTAAAGACCTATGTAATAGAAGTCAAACCAAAAAAGCAAACACAACCACCAAAAAAGAGATCCAGAGTAACAAAGTCATATCTATATGAGTGTAAAACCTATGCTGTAAATCAGGCAAAGTGGAAAGCAGCAAATGAATTCTGTGAAGATAGACGCATTGAATTTAAGATTATCACAGAAGACGAACTAGGTATCAAATGAACCGTATCGAACCTGTAAGACAAGAAATTCAATCTGAAAAAAATCTTGATGATAGGATGGAATTGATAATGTATGCATTGAATGATACGGTTGCACCTATTCCAGAAGAAGGAAACATTTGCACCTTTAGATATTTTGCAAAAACTCCTAAGATTAAATACGATCAACATCCTCTGGTTGCAGTAACTGAAATTTTCCCTTGGGGATTTCGTGGACTAAATTTTCATCTTAGAACTTACAGACAATATACCTGGGAAGAATTAGCAACTCAAGTATACATTGTAAATAGAACTGAACTTGATGACTTACTATCATTAGATTATGAAAAGATAGTGCTAAATAGATAAAAATCCCCTGTGTGATGGCAGAAGTATCACAAAGTAAAGTCATTCCAATCTATGTTCGGAAATTTTCTGGATTTTCAACGTCAACCATTGTTACAAAAACAGGTGGCGTAAATAGTGACGGGTCGTCATCATTCACTAGACAAATAGTTAGATATAATGATAAAAATATAGTACCATCAAATCCTAATGAAACTTATGTAGACAGTAATACTGGGTTATCAAAGAGAAGATATCGTATAGGTGATACAAGGACAGGACAAGATCCACTAGTATTATACGATTATGGAGATGGAACTGGAACACCAACAGGAATTGGTGTTGTAATTGCTGTAGGTAATAATTTAAATGGAGGAACATCATTAGAATTTACTGCCAAATCCACAGCAGATGAAAGAAGATCGTCAGCAAGTGTTGTTGAAAGTAGTAGAAAAGCAATCGATTCTGTAAAAAAAGATTTTAATAATGAATCTGGAGAATTATCAGTAGCTGATCAAAAAGGGTTGCAAAGTTTAAAGAAGAAAAATGGATTTGATAAAGATCCGGTCATTGGGACTAGCACTCCACTTGACGAATCAACACCCGCACCCGGTCAAGAGAATGCAAGTATTAAAAGTATAAGAGGAACAAGGTCAAATTTTAAGTCAACTACTGGTTCCTTTCAATATCCAAGAGACATCGCTAATGATCAAGATATTATAAAATTTAATATGCTTGAATATAGTCCAAGGAAACTTGATGGTATTGGATTTGGTACTAGAAGAGATATTAAGGCAGAAAATATACTTGGTACTGTTATATTACCAGTGTCAAGTAGAATTAGTGACACTAACTCCTGTGATTGGGGTGAAAATAAAATGAATGCTCTCGGAATTATTGCAGGTCAAGCAGCATTAGGATTTGTTGAGTCAGGGTTTGAGGGATTGGGAAATTCTTTAGAAAAAATTGCTGGTGACATAGGAAAAAATAAAGATGCATCAAAACAATTTGCAGTAAAATCATTTCTTAGTGCAGCAGTTGGTCAAGACGGACAAGGACTTTTTACACGACAAACAGGTGCTATCGTTAACCCAAACATTGAACTTCTTTTTAATTCACCACAACTAAGAGAGTTTAGTTTTGATTTTACTCTTGCTCCAAGAGATAAAGGTGAAGCAGAAGTAGTAATTAAAATTATTAGATTCTTCAAACAAGGCATGGCACCCATTAGAGATACTTCCAGACTATTTCTTAAATCACCACACACATTTGAAGTTGAATTTTTAAAAAGAGTGGTAGACAATAGAGGAGTAGTTGTCCCCGAAACAAACCCATTTATTGGAAAGAAAAAAGAGTGTGCTTTGGTAAATGTTAGTGTTGACTACACACCTAATGGAACATATTCGACATATGATGATGGTGTGATGACTGCTTACAAAATGACTCTTACCTTTAAAGAACTGGAAGCAGTTTACAATGATGACTATGAAGAAGGTTCATCAGCAAAGAGTGGATTACCAGCAGAGATAGGTTTCTAAAATGTCAAATTACTTCAGCAAAGTTCCAGATTTTGAATACGTTAGCAGACTTCCTAACGCTGCTATTTCTGATTATATTACTGTAAAGAATTTCTTTAAGAGAGCATTTCTTAGAGAGGACATCTTTGAAGACCTCACATTCTTTACAAAATATCAGATAGAAGGTGATGATAGACCAGACAATGTTGCATTCAAAGTTTATGAAGATTCAAATTTAGATTGGGTGATACTAACTTGCAATAACATTATGAATGTTCAAAGTGAATGGCCACTAAGACAATATGATTTTGACAAGTATCTTTTAGATAAGTATGGCACTTATGAAAAAATGAATGAAGTACATCATTATGAAACCACTGAATTTAAAAATGCTGATAATGTTGTGCTTGTTAAAGCAGGTCTCACGGTAACATCAGATTTTTCTTTTGATTACTTTGATTTTGATAGTCAGGGTTATGTTACAGAAAAACCTGTCAAAGCAGTTACAAACTATCAATACGAAGATAAATTAAATGATGACAAGAGAAACATTTATCTATTGAAGAATGAATATCTAGGTATTGTTATTGATGATCTTGAAGATTTAATGAAATATAAAAAAGGATCCAGTCAATATAAGACTGAATCCCTTAAGACTGCTGATAATATCAGACTTTATGAATGATCACTCTTCTGCCAGTTTCTGGAAGTAAGAGAGTGCATCATCTTCATCCTCACTTGCCGTAGACTTCGGAGTGATGTCAGGTGCGTTGAAGTCTGCAGTAGGTGCAGGTTCAGGACGACGTGATTGAAAGTCAGGAGTGTAAGAACCACGATCGTTGTCTTCGTTTGAAGTCTCCTCATCATAACGTTGAGGAGCAGAACGTTGACCCAGAACCATCTTCAGTCGGTTCTGCAGTTGCTCATAGGTCTTGAACTGATCTTCTGCAGTCAAAGCAGCAAGAGAATACTCCTTCTTCCACAGTGCTTCCAGAGCATCATCATCGTCCAGCAAAGGGCTAGGACGGTCAAACTCTGAAGAGTCATAGTTCCAGTAACCTGCAACCTTCTTCAGTTTCAGTTTGAAGTTAGCACCCTGCCAGAAGTCAAAAGGATTGATGGGTGTTTCATCTTCAAACTCAGGTTGCATTGCTTCCATGATCTTATCAAAGATCTTCTTACCGAACTTGTACAGGAAGACTTGACCTTCGTTCTGAGGATTGGCAGCATCCTTCACAACGTAGATGTTTGCATAGTAAGACAGTTTGCGTTTCTGCTTACGAACAGTGTCCTTATCGGAATCAATACCACTGTTCCACAGTTCACGGTTGTGCTCAGACACAGGATCTTTCTGACCCAGAGTGGTCAGTGAGTTCTCAATGTACCAACCACCAGGACCTTGGAAGGCATGGGAATACATCTTTGCCCAGGGGAGATCTTCTCCTTCAGGTGCGGGCAGGA